ATAGAGTAATCAATACAGTTATTGATGAGTCTACAGGTCAAAAGATTATGCAAGGTCCTGTAGGTAGTATTAGTCCTCCTCAAACTCCTCCTGTTGTAGCTGATCTAATTCAATTAACTAATAATGATATTCAAGAACTAACCAATTCTCAAGATGGAGCAGGTCAAACAGATCAAGGTATCGTACTTACTTATACTAGACAAGGTAATATCAACGATCTATCTATCAAATGTCGTTGGGATACTGATTATGGTATTGGTATTATGAATACTGAAATGGTAGGTATTCAGCTATTCAACCAAACCTAATAACTAAAAGGCCCCTAGTCAATCAAATGACTAGGGGCTACTTTCATATTAATCATACACACAAATACATATGTATTATGTGCTTATGTATATGATTATACAGTATAATATATGTTGTGTCAAGGATAGGATAGATGAAATATTTAGAACCTAAAGCACCTACATCTACACGCTTCTATGCTATTGATTATAGTAAAACATTTGTAGGTGATACTATTAATCAATCAATTATTACAGTTACTTCGGGTACTGCAATAATTACTAAGCAGGTATTCAATACACAATCAGTAGGGTTTATGTTATCTGGAGGGGCTACAGATGAAGAGTCTCAACTATCTATTGTAATAGGTACAGCAGCAGGTCAAGCATTATCAGATACTGCTAGTATATTTATTATAGATAATGAAGATAGTGTTGACTTCTCTGTTATTACTAAAGATCAAGTAGTACAATGGGCATTTCAAGACTTACGTTTATCAGGCTATACATTTGATCATACTCCAGATGAAGTATCTGCAATGTTAGCACGATTAGATGGATTGATGCGTGAGTATAGATTACGTCAAATGGATGTAGGTTATAATCATCCTAAACAAATAGGCCTATCAAATCTAAATGATATTGCAGGATTTGAAGATGGTTTAGGTATGTCTATTGCTACACTATTAGCACAGTCATACATGGATGGTAAGGGTAAAACATATACTCCTAGTATGATTAAGAAAGCTAATACAGCATTCAATCTAGTATATTCCTATGCAGCAGTTAGACTTAATAGAGTATTTAATCCCTTTACTCCTAAAGGTGCAGGACAGAAGTTATGGTGTTATGATCCATTCTTTAATCAACAGTTTTCAGATAACAAATCATTATTACTAAATGCAATCTCAGGGCAATACATTCCTATAGGAGTTTGGGATGCAACAGATTGGGATGGTTGTTCTTGGGGATAAATCATGACACAAATTAGTGTATTATCAGGTGTAAAATCAGATAGTAATGCAAGTGTATTTGAGAGTGCTCCTATTAATCTAGAACCTAGTCTAGCTACATCAGGATTATCTGAAGGATATCTTACATGTGCTCCTGGTATTAGTTCATTTAGTACTAGTGAATTAGGTAGAGATAGAGCAGCTATTAATTGGGCAGGTATTATGTATCGTGTTCAAGGTAGTAGCCTAATCTCAGTAGATGAAACAGGCGCAGCTACTATATTAGGTAATGTAGGAGATGATGGGAACTTTGCATTCTTAGATTACTCATTTGATAGATTAGCAATATCTAGTAATAGTAACCTATTTTATTGGAATGGTGCGTCACTACAACAGGTTACTGATCCTAATGTAGGTGTAGTTAAAGACGTAATATGGTTTGGAGGCTACTTCTTATATACAGATGGTACAGATATTATTAATACTGATATCAGTAACCCATTTGTAATCAATCCTACTAGTTATGGTAGTGCAGAAGCTGATCCTGATGGGATACAAGGATTACTAGAACTAAAGAATGAAGTAGTTGTAGTAGGTCAATACACAACACAATACATTCAAGCAGTAGGAGGTTCAGGTTTCCCATTCCAAACTGTACAATCAGCTACATTACCTAAAGGATGTGTAGGAGCTAAGGCATTCTGTGAATTTGACAACAAATTAGCTATTGTAGGATCAGGTAGAGATGAAGCATTAACAGTTTATCTTATTGATGGGGGTATTGTAACTCCTATTACTACTTCATTGATTGTGAACATTCTACAATCATTAACTGCTGATCAACAAGCATTAATACAAATGGAGAAGATTGTACATGATAATGAGCAACGTTTATATGTACATTTACCTACACAAACATTAGTATTTCATCTTAATGCTAGTAATGCAAATCAATCTCCTGTTTGGACTATACTAGCAGGAGGTGTTAATAATGATGTACAGTATCCTATTCGTAATACAGTATTCTGTTATAATAAATATATAGGTGCAAATCCTAGTACAGGTAAGATGGGATATCTAAATGGGGCAGTTGCAACACAGTATGAACAGACTGTAGGCTGGCAGTTCCAAACATCTTATCAATATGCAGGAGGTATCCCTTTTACTACTACTGAAATAGAATTAGTAGCTACTACAGGTCGTACACCTTTAGGAGTTAATCCTACAGTATTCTTTAGTTATTCTAGAGATGGTATTAACTTTAGTAATGAGCAGGCCATACCTCAAGGTGCAATAGGGCAAACTACTAAACGATTAGCTTGGCGTCCTATGTGTGATGCAACCAATTATATGAACTATAGATTTAGAGGTGCTAATACATCTATTGCATCCATCATGAGATGTGAAGCACAGTTTGAAACAGGTGTAAGATGAGTGCAGGTACTATACCTAGATCAGACTTGAAATTAGCATTTAAAGTTGATAGAGTAGTATTAGGTTATGACGTATTACAACAATCATTTTACAATAGCAATATAGCTGATCTAGTACCTTTGAACTTTGCTAATGATGTAGCTGCTAAAGCTGGAGGTGTTCTAGTAGGTAGCCTATATCATAATGCGGGTGTAGTTAGAGTTAGATTAACATAAGGATATAAATCATGGGATTATTTAGTGCAATCGGAGGCTTATTTGGTATTGGAGGTAATCGTAAAGCAATTAGTGATGCTAATAAAGCAGATCAAGCAGGAATAGCTCAAGCACAATCTACTATTTCAGGACAGCAAACTGCTAATACTAATGCATTCAGTCCTTACACTACAGCAGGTGCAGGAGCTACTAATTCTATTGCTGATCTATTAGGATTATCAGGTAACGAGAGCCAATCTCAAGCTATTACTAATCTACAAAATACACCTACATATCAAGCATTATTTGATCAAGGTAATAGAACAGTATTACAAGATGCTGCTGCTACAGGAGGTGTAAGAGGAGGTAATACTACTAATTCTCTAGCACAGTTTGGATCAGGTCTATTAAGTAATACTATACAGCAACAATTAGCTAACCTAATGGGTGTTAGTAATCAAGGACAAGGTGCAGCTAGTAATTTAGCAGGATTAAATAGTAATCTCTCAGGAGGTATTGCCAGTCTATTTAACCAATCAGGTCAAGATAATGCATCTGCTATACTAGGTAAACATGCAGCTATCAATCAAGGTGTATCAGGATTAACTAATTGGTTAGATGCTTCTAGTTCAGGTACTGGAGGAGGCTCTAATGGTAGTCAGTTAATCAGTCAACTAGCGAGTTTATTCTAATGGATTTAGGTAATTCAATTGCAGGTCTGTTAGCAACTGCTCAACCTCAGACTACAGATCAAATTAATCAGAATACACAACAAGGGCAAACTATACAACAGAATGCTCTTAATCTTCAACTACAACAACAACAACGTCAAGCACAAATACAGCAATTAGTTAAAGCTCAACAAGCTAAGCAGGCATATATAAATAATCCTAATGCACAAACATTACAAGGCATTGCTGTTAATGCTCCTGAAATAATCAAGGGTGTACAAGATGCCTACAACTCATTAGATAGTGAAGCAAAAGATCAACATCTAAATGACGCGTCTAGTACATTAGGTTATATACAATCAGGTAACTATGGGGCTGCTAGTAATTTAATTCAATCTCGTATTGATGCAGATCATACAGCAGGTAAAGATACTACTGATGATACACAATTTCAACAGGTATTAAATAAAGCTGCTGCTGGAGATACTGACGCACAAAAACAAGTATTTGGTTTAGCACAACTTCATGTAGCATCTATATTAGGTAAAGATAAGTTTGCAGAAGCTTATCCTGCATTAGCTAAACTACCTACTGAGATTGCTAATACAGCTGCACAAACTACTGAATTAGGTGCTAAGACTGCTTCTGAATTAGCTAATGCTGATCAAGCTAATAGAGGCACACTAAAAGAGAATAGTCTAACTGGTGATTTATATAACGATAATCCTAATGCAGTACAACCTATAGAAGCTGATACAAGTGCTACAGGTTCTAGTATTGCACAAGGTTATCAAGCTGTAGCAGGTACTGAGACAAGTGCTACAGGAGGTTCAGCACAAAAGAATCCAAATTCTAGTGCATTAGGTAATAGTCAAGCAATTAGTAGTACTTGGTTAAATACTGTTAAGCAGAACTTCCCTGAGTTAGCGAAGGGTAAGTCTGACACAGCTATTCTTGCAATGAGAATTGATCCTAAAATTAGTGCACAAGTAGGACAAGAGATTTATAAACAAGGTGCATATAATCTTAAAGCACAAGGTTTACCTGTTAATCAAACAACAGCAGCTATTGCTTATAAATTAGGACCTACTGATGGTGCTAATGTTATTAAGGCTGCACAAACTAATCCTGATCAATCTCTAGCAACTATTCTACCTGCTAAAGTTATTGCTGCTAATCCTCAATTACGTCCTAATGGTAAGGTAATGAGTGCGGGGCAATACGTGCAATCTATAGGAACTAAAATCCCTCCTAATGCATTAACTTTAGGAGATAGTAATTCACAAGGTAAAGATTTCCTAGATACGTTACCTAAAGGTAAAGCTGATCTAATTACATCTATTGTTCAAGGAGCATCTCCTGCTCCTCTAGGTAGATCGGGTCAGATTGAAGCTAATAGTCCTATATATAAACAAATACTACAAGCTGATCCTACTTATACTCCTGCACGTTATAAACTAGTACAAGATTTAGGAGACCCTGAGTCTAAGGTTGGAGGTGTTATTAATGCTAATAATACAATGCTTGCACATCTTAGTGAGTTTCTCGAATTAGCACATCAACGTAATGCTAAATCAGGTAAGTTTGGTAATCAGCTAGGTAATGTTGCATCATTCTTAGGAGGTGCTACATTAGGACCCGGATCAGGATTAGGTACAACTGCAAATCTAGAGCATAATATGAAATCATTACAAAAACAGATTAGTGATGAAAAGGCTAAAGGTCTAAATATTGATGATGCAGGAGGCAGAGATGCATTTAATGCCGATCTTGATCCTACACAACCATTTAATTATTTAGTGCAACAAGCGCAAACTATTAGAGATGCGGCACTAGCTAAACTTAGCACTACTTCACAACAGTTTCAACAAGCTGCTAAGATACCTGCTGATCCTAATAAGATCATTCTACCTCAAACACAAACAGCATTAACTAAGATGAATGCATTTCTAACTAGAGACCCTAATCATAATGAGATTTTAGTATTACAGAAGAACCCTACACCTGCAAATGTAGCTTATTTTGATAAGACTTTTGGTGCAGGTAGTTCGCATAAGATATTAGGTGGAGGTTAATTTGGATAGTTTATTAAGTGCTATTTTAGGTAATACCGCTACACCTAATACAAATGTACCTCAATCAGCGTCAGGTCCTACTACTAATCCCGTAGATAGTATTGTTTCACATCTTAGTAATCCTAATAAAGACCCTAATAATCCTTTTGCAGCAGGTAAGATTAAAGGTGCTGATTTAACAGATTATGCTGGTATGGGAGGTAGAGCTATTGCAAAAGGTGTTGCATCTATTGGAGATATTGTAGCAGGAGATGTTACTAAATCAGGTAATCTACCTATTACAGATAGTGCAATGAATAGAGCTATACTAAAAACATTAGGATATTCAGATAAGGATGCCTCTGATTATTTTAGTAAAGTATCTAAAGGTATCTTACCTGAAGCACCCCTACAACAAGGTGTAGAAGCTGGAGTTAATGCATTAGGTATAGCTAAACCTGTTACATCTGCTGAACATAAACTATCTAGTACATTAGAAACTGCTGCTAGTTTTGCAGTACCTGTAGGAGGGGAAGCTAAACTAGAAAGTATAGCAGGTAATGCATTAGCTGGTGCAGGTGCCGGTTATGTACAAGAAAGTCTTAATCAATCTGGAGCATCAGGATTAACACAAACAGCAGCAGGATTAGCTACAGGTGCATTACTATTAGCTACAGGTCATGTAGC